GCACGTAACAGGCCCGGCGACGGTGGCCAGTGACGGAACGGTAACAATTACCGGCCCCGGCCCAGTGGCTATCACGGGAACGGATGCCCGTAACCGCTCGATCAGCCACGCAATCAACCCTGTTCGTTACCTTGTTCCCACGCCGGCAGATATTCAGCTTAGCCAGTCTGAGATGCCCGCATTTATTGAAAAGCAGGGCGGCAGGATGTGCCTGGTTGAGGATTTAATTCGTTGGCCGCAAGCAGGGGAGATAAAAGTACGCGAAATGGGGCATCTGTGGGGGGAGTGGGGAAACATGACGGCCTACGGCTGGCGAAAGTTTTGGATGGGTTCAACATCAGAGGAAGCTCGCTGGGTTACTGCTTCCCCGGGGAGTCCCTCAAATTTCAGCCGGTTTGTGCGGTTAACCTCTGCGACAACCGGCAGCGTTTCGCCGTGGGACCCTAACGATTATTCGACGGCTGCAGTGATTGAAGTGGAGAAAAAATAATGGCCTCAGGATTAATTTTAACCGCTGTCGGAGCGGAGGCGATAGAGGCGGCATATCAGGCCGGCGAGGTGGTCACTATCCCGATCGTCGCGTTCGGTGATGGCGGCGGGGCTTCTGTGACCCCTGACCCTGCTGTAACCAAACTGGTTAATAAATTTGGGGATGTGCCTTTTACGCAGGGTGAGTCGGGTAGCGGCATGATTGCCGGCCAGGCGGTGATTAACGCTCGTAAGCACCCGGGTAAAGTGGTTCGGGAGTTTGGGCTGATGAGTAGCGCCGGCGTTCTGATTGCCTATGGCGCCTATCCCGACACCTACTTACCGGAACAAAACGACTCGATCGTAAAAGAGCTGGTGGTGAACTTTGCTATGCCACTGGTACACGCTGAAAGCGTGGTGCTCGAGATTGACCCTAATATTTCGGTGCTGACGATTGAAGAAGCAGACGCCCGTTATCTATTCAGGAAGGGCGACACGGCGACGGGTGATCTAGGCGCCCCAATGTTCCAGGCAAACGGCATGAATGGCACTCCGGCCGGCGCCGGCATGTACAAGGAGCAATTAGACAACCGCGCCCCATTTTATTCGCCCGATTATCATTGGCCCGTGACACCTGGAAGCACTTATATCCCCTTGGTTAAAGGGCGAGGGACTCGAAAAGGTAAAGGGTGGCCGACGGCCGTTAGCTTTGGCTACCTTATGCCGGGTACAGATATGCATGCGCATCCTGTCATTCATGCTATCGGTGATAGCGGGATGGAGTGTATTTGGGAGTTTGATACACAGAGCGGGGGGCTGAGAAGTAAAGCAGGTACGTTCGCGATAGAGGAGCTGCAGCCGATCGTTCCGCTGCCTTTTTCTGGTGATACCCCACCGATAGATCATACCTTCATGGTTGGGCAGGCTTTCGATAAAAACGCCTATCCGCGCACGGCGCAGGCCTTTCCATCTGGGGTTTTTCCAGATATGCGAGGCCTAACAATTATGGGGAAACCTGACGATCGCGCCGTATTGTCCGGGGCTGAGGGGCAGGTTAAGAGCCACGGCCACCGCGGGGAGGTCTATGCTGCTGATTTAGGGTCGCGAGAAACGAATGAAACCGGTGGTTATAGTCCTCGCCTGCGGTCCTATCCGTCCAATACTGCGTTGGATGGCGGCACGAGCAACAGGCATTCAGTTGATCAGTCAAAAGAGTTTACGGACTACGGGCTAATTGAAGGGGTTCCGCCTCATAAACACTCTCTTTGGCTTGGTCCGCACGGCCACGGCCTGCGCATCGATGCATTCGGGGCTGCAAAAAATACCGTCGATAACATCGCTTTTAACTACATCGTGAGGCTTGCATGACTGATAGTTTTGAATTTTCTGATAGCCCGCGTTGGGTATGGGTATACCGTTTTGATGATGCCGGCATTTTTACCGGGTCGCTCAACTTTTACGTTGCACCGCATACCGGCTTACCGGCTAATTGCACGCCTGTGAAGTGCAACCCGAAAGCTGGCCAGGCGGGAATATGGAACGGGGAAGCCTGGAAGTATGTGGCCGACGTGCGCGGCGCTACATATTGGGATGAACAGGGCCGGCCGTTTGTGATGATGGAGCTGGCTGCATTTCCTGAATGGGCAGTAACCGAAGCGCCGCCGGCGCCTGAATCTGGCCACGTTGTGTTGTATACCTCCGGCGCCTGGCAGCAAGTTGAAGACCGTTCAGGGCAGACGTATTACACCGCCGACGGGAGGCCCCAGGTGGTTCCCAATGCCTATTTTATCCTCCCTCCCGATTGCACCTTTACCGCGCCGGCGTCGCAATGGGACCGCTGGGACGGTGAGCAATGGGTAACGGATACGGATGCTATGAAGCGGGCCGCCGTAGAACAAGCGACGGTAACGAGGCTGCAGCTGCGGCAGCAGGCAGATCGGCAAATCGAATTGCTAAACGATGCAGCAGAAACGGGAATTGCTGCCGCCGGCGATGAGCAGCGCCTGGCTGCGTGGAAGAAATACCGCGTGATGTTGAGCCGTATCAGCCTCGACAAGGCCCCAGATGTTCCCTGGCCACCATTGCCAGCTGAATAACCCCCTCCCTTGACCGCCGCCGGCGGTTTTTTTATGCCTGGAGATAACAATGGCAGAATTACATGGTGTTGAAACGATAGAGCTGAATAGCGGATCTGTTGCTGTGACGACGATTCAGACCGCGATTATCGGCCTGGTGGGAACGGCGCCGAACGCGTCGAAAGGCTCGCCGGCCAGTGTGACGAGCGGGACGCCGCTACTGGATAACGAGCTGGTATTCAAAGCGGTAGACCCTGGCCGCCAGGGTAATCAGTACAGTGTTAAGGCCGTCGCCGGCGCCGCTGGCGTGAAAACCTCGGCCAGCTATGCGGCCGGCGTGCTGTCGATCATCTTGGCTGCAGATGATAAAGGCGTAGTGACTGCGACGACTGCCGAAGTGGTTACAGCGGTGAATGCCGTAGCCGATAGCAAAATTAAGGCCGAAGAAACGACGGCGGCGGGGATTGTGGCGCCATTCACGGCCCTGTTAACTGGCGGGACCGATGAGCCGTTTCCTGTCAATACGCCCGTGGCCGTCATTGGTGGCACTCAACTAAGCGCCCTCGGCGCCGGCGGGACGCTGGGCGAAGCGATCACGGATATCACCGATCAAACGAACGCGCTGATCATTGTCGTTCGGGCTGCTGACAAGGAAGAAGGGAAGTCCGCAGCCGTGCTGAGCACTGAGAAGGGGGAAGGCTTAACGACAGAGGGCGGCGCCAAACTTCTTACAGAGCAAAAATTTGATGTTGACGTGAATACCCGGGCCAGCTTGATCGCCGCAATGGGCGCCTGGTCGCAAAGTGAATCAATCACCGGCTACCGTCCGCGGATCTTGATTGCCCCGGGGTTTAGTGAAGATGACGCGATCGGGAAGGCGCTTGAGACGGCCGCAAACAAATTGCGCGCGGTGGCTTATGTTGATTGTGAGTCGATGGCCACGCCGCAAGAAGTTGTGACCCGCCGCCAGATGTACGGCGCCCGGGTTGAGCTGTTACGCCCTCGCATCTCGAAAGTGAAGGCCAACGGTGAGATCGCATTTCGCCCTTACTCCGCCTGTGCGGCCGGCCTGCGCGCCAAAATCGACCTGGAAAAGGGCTGGTGGTGGAGTAAGTCGAATCAGCCGATCGCCAATATTCTCGGCGTTGAACAGGTTGACGAGTTTATTCTCGGCGATCGCAACTGCCAGGCCAACCTCCTGAATATGGAAAACGTCACAACCATTATCCGCCGTGATGGTTTTCGCCATTGGGGGAACCGCCTTTGCATCAAGGATCCGCAATGGCAATTTGAGTCTGTGCGCCGAACGGCTGACGTCATCGAGGACAGCATTCAGGAGACGGTATTGCTGTACGTCGACCGCCCGCTGGACCTTGAGAACATCGATGACATCCTGGGCACGATTAACTCCTATATGCGCACACTGACCAAACTCAAGGCCATTTTTGGCGGGCGCGCCTGGCTGGATGAGGAGTTGAACACAGCCGAAACCCTGGCCGCCGGCGAAGTCTATATCGATTACGATTTTGGGCCGAAGTCGCCGACCGAGCGGATCACTATGCGGGTTCGCATTAACAACAAATATGCTGTAGAGGAGCTGGGGACTGTATGAGCCAACAAGCAACGTTAAGGGCCTGGACGTTTTTCGCCGGCGGTTTCCGTATTCAGGGCGCGCATGAGTATACGCCGCCGGAACTGTCGATCGTGAAAACGGACCTGCGCACCGGCGCGCAGGACGCACCGACGCCGATGGATGACGGCATGGAGGCGCTCACCTGCCAGATCAAGTTTTACGGCATCGATGCGGATATGTTGTCCCGCTTTGGTTTTGTGACGGGCAACCGTAACCGCTTTGCGGCTTACGAGGGCTATCTCAGTAACGGCGGCGCGCTGGGGTCGATTGACGAGATTGAGGGCTTTGTCTCGAAGATCACCCCTGACGCCCGCGACAATCAAACGCTGTCTGAGAAGGCGACAACGGTCGAAATCGCGATCAACTACTACAAGCAGACCCTTGAAGGCCGCGAGCTGTTCGAAATCGACACAGAGCGCTTTATTCGCCGCGTGAACGGCGTGGATCAGCTGCGCGGTATCGCCGGCAAAATCCGCCTTTAAACCTTTCCTTATCGCTGACAAGCGGCCTCCGGGCCGCTTTTTTATTGGAGTTTTTTATGAGCTATCCAGCCAATACGAAAGAGATCAAGTTTTACTCCCCGCTGACCCTCGAAAACGGCAGCCAGTTAACCAGTGTGCTCATGCGGGAGCCTCTGGTGCGTGACCGTATTGAGTTCTCCCGGATGAAAGGGAACGACCTGGAGAATGAAGTGGCCATGATCGCCAACCTCTGCAATATGAACGTTGCTGACGTTGAGCGCCTGACCTCGGCGGACTTCTCCCAGCTTGAGGACATGTTTAACGATTTTTTGCTACCGCCCGAAAAGCGGGAGAAATCGACATCCAGCGAGGGCTAAGGCTCCTGGGGCGCCGGCTGCATTACACGCTGGGCGACTGGCTGAACATGCCATTCAGCGTGTTTAGCGATTTTCTGGTGCTTGAAGTGGAGATAATCAATCGTGGCCGGACTTAGCCAGAAATTAAAGGCCGTTATCAGTTTCGGCGGCAATATCGACTCCTCCTGGGGCCGTTCTACGGACGGCCTGAAAAAGGGACTGAGTTCTGTAGAAAAACAGTCTGAAAAGCTGGGCAAGCAGCAGAAGGCGCTTGCGCTGGAAATGAAGAAGGCGAAGTTAGCCGGCAAAGATATTTCCGGGTTGAAACGCGACTATGCCGGCGTGACGCGCGAGATAAAAAAAGCTGACGCCGCTCAGGACGCCTTTAACCGCGATTTGCAGCGCGCAGAACGCCTGCGCCGATTCGGCGCTGGCGCAAAAACGGCAGTAGGCCGCACGCTGAAAGCGGGGATCGGGATGACGCTCGGCGGCGGCGCACTGGCTGCAGCTGCCGGCGCGATCCTTTCCCCTGTGAATATGAATGCCCGGACCGCTGAAGCCGTCGGCAAAGCGAAAACCTATGGCGTGGGCATCGAGACGTATAACGCCTGGGACAGTTTCGGGAAACAGATGGGGCTGAACGGGGAAAACTTCGGGGACCTCCTCGAGGAGCTGAAGAACAAAGCCGGCGAATATAAGGCGACGGGGGAGCAATCCTCACTCGATGATGCATTCAAAATGCTGAAGTTTGGCGCCGGCGACTTTGCCGGCCTAACCAATGAGCAGCAGTTTGAGAAGATCATGGAGCGCGCGCTAACCCATAAAGACGAGCAGGAAGCGGCGTCCGCTGTTGATATGTTGATGGGCGGCGAGGCCAATAAAATCCTGACGTACATGCGCCTGACCGGCAAGAGTTACAAAGAGCTGATGGATCAGCAGAAGCGTTACAACCTGGTGACGAAAGAAGGCGCAGATGGCGCCATTCGCGGAAATATCGCGTTTAGCAATCTGCGCAGCGTGTGGGGGTCGGCCGTTGAGGAAATCGCCGGCAAGCTGGGCGGATCATTGGCGCCGAAAGTGACGCAGCTGGCGGACGAGCTTTCCGC